CTACTGCGTAACAAAGGGCATAAAAAAGCGGCGTTCCTGTTCTCCCATGTAGAGAGTAAGAAACGCCGCTTCTGCGTCGTATTCAGTTTTTAGTACAATACCCTGCTTGTCCGTCGCTCGAAAAACCTTGATTTTCCAGTGCTTTCAAAAGTATCGTTATCTAACGTCAGCTTTTGAGCGCCCTGGATTCCAGCGGATGATGGAGGATGTGAAAGCGGGCCGGGTGGACTGCATCATTGTGAAAGACCTGTCCCGGTTTGGGCGCGACTTCCTGGAAACGGGAAACTTTCTGGAAAAGGTGCTGCCCTTCATGGGAGTGCGGTTTATCTCCGTCAACGACAACTACGACAGTATCCGGGCGGACAGCGGAGAGGCCATGACCATCGCGCTGAAAAACCTGATGAACGACATTTACGCCAAGGACATTTCTCAAAAGGTGTATTCCGCGCTGGACACCAAGAAACGCAGCGGCGAGTTTATCGGCAATTTTGCCGCCTATGGCTATGTGAAATCCCCGGAGGATCGGCATAAGCTGGTTGTCGAACCGGAGGCGGCGGAGGTGGTGAAGCGTATCTTTCGGATGAAAAAGGATGGGATGAGCAACGCTGCGATAGCAAGAACATTGACTGCCGAACAGATTCCCAATCCCA